CGTATAAAGCGCAGAATTCACAGAACATTGCGCCGACATTACGCTGCCGCGAACAGAGGCGGGTACATATTAACAGAAATCGATGATTACACGGTTATCTTAACGCCCGCGGACAACAAACATCATAATTGCAGTTAACTGCAGAAAGGAAATACGCATGAGAAAAGAACAGGAAACAATTTTACAGTTGGCAAGTACTATTGCCGATTTGCAGGCACAGGCGGACGAAGCAAAGGTCAATCTTGACTTATGGCTCGATGAATGCCGTGCGAGAGAGCAGGCGGAAAAAAGAATTGCCGAACTCGAAGCGGGCTTCAAGGACGCTACCGAAAGACTGCTTGCAAAATATAACCGCGCCCTCGAAGCTCTCAAAGGCGCAGGCGTTGAATTTAATGAACTTGATGATTTCGATGATCTCGAGCATCAGAAGGAAACCGATTGCGATGAAGCTGCGGACAACGATACCGCTTTGCATCATCCGTTCATTGCCAACAGATTTTTAACGGTCAAGTGAGGCTAAAAGTATGGCAACAAAAATGAACGGAAGACCTTATAAGAACTCGAAGGCGGAAAAGCGAAAGCTTAATACTCGTATGTGTTTAATCTGCGGCGAGGAATACGAAGCGGATTATCACGAGGAAGGCTGCATCTGTCCCGTCTGCCATAAGGAATACAAGTTACCCTATCATCGCAAAGGCTCTTATCCGTGCACTACAAGAAAGATATGCCGCAAATGCGCGCATAGAGTTCGGTTGAGCGCAGACGGAGCCGGCGAATATGTGTGCGCTTGCCTACTTCATACCGGAGAGAAAAGAGACCACACAGCCGATGATAATCACTGCGCAACCTTTGAAAAGAAGGGAGTGAAGAAATATGCCGATGAACAATAAAAAGACCGCCGAAGCGGTCAAAAAGAACAGTTGTGCAATCTGCGGAAAGCCTATCGTAGGAGTCGTTCATTGTCGGAAGGTTGATAAGATAGCAAGAGATAATGAAGAACTACAGCGCGGGAGCCGTATATGCTGTTCGCATTGTTATAAGTGTAAGCATCACGATGAACGCATAAGTATAGCTCGCTGTCGGTTCCCAAAGGTACCGCCAAAGAAAAAAGCCTCGTCGAAGCGGCTGGCTGTTGACGAAGCTATATAACGCACATTCAGTAGAAATGAATGTATATATAGTATAGCACAATTACCTTAATAATACAAGCATTTTCAAGAAAAAAAGCGGCGGTTGCCGCTATCGAGCTTGTATGTTGTATTAAGTTAACGCACATTTCGAAATAGCAGAATACTGACTGCTTTTTCGTGAAAGGATGTAAAAATGACAAAAAAATATAATAAGGCTGTTGTGATACAGTCAGAGCCTTGTCCTGTCAAAGCCTCGTCTCTTATAGAAACGGTAGAGCGAGTTAAGAAGGATTGCGGTTTTGAAGATGCGTGTGCAATGCTTGCCAACTGCACATATGATAACAGGCGCTTTTTGGAAAACCTCTGCTGGATTATAGCAAGAGTTAGGCGAACCTTCGATAATAGTCAGATACAAATCGGCGGTGAGTTCATGCGGGCGTCCGAGGTAAAAGATGTGTTTTCAAGAATCGGCGCGGACGAATTGTCTCAGGTCTTGCTTGAATTCCAAAAAATCAAATACCCGATTAAGTATATAAGCGCATATCTTCGGACAATGCTGTATAACGCAGCAATAGAAACTCCAGCTAAAGTAACAAACGAGGTAAATGTTTTTATGAAGGAGGAGTACGGAGTAGATGATTAAGGAGCTTCAGCATTACGCCGGGAACTATCTCGAAATTGATTTTGCTCCTTATAAACTCACACCCGTGCCGGGAAGGCATAAGAAATACAAACCCAGCTCCGAAGCTCAAAGGCTGCTCAACCAAAAGAACCGCGAACGCGAAATATATTTTCTCATACACGAGAATTTTACAGCAGAGGATTATACAATCCATCCGACTTATGCAGAATGCTATCGACCGCCAACACCTTATTGGGCTTTGCGCGATCGGCGCAATTTCATTCTTCGGCTCAAGCGGCTGTATCGCAAATATGATGTTGAGTTCAAATATATAGCCGTGCTCGAGCAGGCGGAAAGCTCGAAGCGGCTTCATCATCACATGATAATCAGCGGCAAAGTTCCGATGAATGAAATTGAAGCGGCTTGGGGAATGGGCTATTGCAATCCGCGACATTTAGAGTTTACCGAAAAGGGAATAGTCGGATTAGCTGTTTATATTGTTAAGTCAGCATATGACGGAGAAGATACGGAAGAAACCAAGTGTACATATAAAGCGTACAGCTGCTCCCGGAACCTCCGCCGTCCCCGACCCCCGAAGGAGCGTCCGATAAAACATTCGACATTCACAAAGCTTTACGAAGATTGTTATAATCGTCAGCTCTTCGAGGAACGATACAAAGATTATTTCTATGTCGAAGCACAACCAACCGAAACAGAGTTCGGCGAGCGTTATCTGACTGTTCGGATGTGCAGAAGAGATGCAAAGCTTAATTTTATAACAGATTCCGATTATTCGGGCTTTAATTACGAGAGACCAAGACTGCGCCGGAGAGCAAAAGCACCCCCGAGCTGATTTTTTTCGCCATAAAAAAAGGGCGTTCTACCGAAGCCCCTTATGACAAAAGAGAAAAGGTCGCGCGTGAGAAAAAAAGCAAGTCAATTTTGTGTTACAAAGAGTAACATTTTTTGATTATTTTCATTTTAACAAAAATCTATAAATGCGCATTTGCTCAATGCTTTTATCGAAAAAAACTATGGCTAAAAGGAGTAGAAATGAAAGGACAAATTGATTTATTCGATGAAATTATCGTTGACAATTTCGCCGGTGGCGGCGGAGCGTCAACGGGTATCGAACTCGCAACGGGGCGCCCGGTTAATATAGCAATTAACCATGATCCCGATGCGATTAAAATGCACAAGACAAATCATCCGTACACGGAGCACTATCAGGCTTCGGTATGGGATATCAACCCCGAGGAAGTATGCCTCGGAAGAAAAGTCGGGCTTGCGTGGTTCTCTCCTGACTGCAAGCACTTTTCAAAAGCAAAGGGCGGAAAGCCCGTTGATAAGAAAATAAGAGGGCTTGCGTGGATCGTTCTGCGCTGGGCGGCAAAGGTAAAGCCGAGAGTAATCATCCTTGAGAATGTCGAGGAGTTCCAGACGTGGGGACCGGTCCGCAAAGGTAAGCCCGTTAAGAAAAAGGTCGGTCAGACCTTTAATCAGTTCATAAAGTAGCTCAGGGACCTTGATTATGCGGTTGACTACCGAGAGCTGAAGGCTTGCGATTACGGTGCGCCGACAATCAGAAACAGATTCTTCCTTATTGCGAGATGTGACGGTAAGCCAATCGTATGGCCCGAGGCTACAAATGCTCCGGCAGACAGTCTCGATGTAACCGCCGGCAAGAAGAAACCGTACAGAACCGCTGCGGAATGCATAGACTTCACTTTGCCGTGTCCATCAATATTTGAGCGCTCAAAACCGTTGGTACCGAATACTCAGCGCAGAATTGCCCGTGGACTTGACAAATTCGTTATCAAGGATGCAAAGCCGTATCTGATACATATCGGCAACGGAGAGCGAAGCGGTCAGCTTCCCCGGATATATGACATCGACAAACCGCTCAATACCGTTGTCAGCTCTTGCAAGCAGTATTTCACAACGCCGTTCTTTTCAACGTTGAAATTCAGTAACGATGCAAGCGATATAAAAAGTCCGCTGACTACAATTACCTCTGTCAACTGTCACTATCTCGTCTCCCCTTCACTTATTCAGTATCACTCGGAGACCGCCAAAGGCGAAGTGAGAGGACAGAAGGCAAACCAGCCGATTATGACCGTTGATGGTTCAAACAGATACGGAGTACAGATGCCGTTCTTATCGAAATTCTATGGCGGTGTTGTCGGAGCGGATATTGAGAAGCCATTGCCGACAGTTACCGCAATAGATCACAATGCTTTAACCTCACCGTTTCTCACCAAATATTACAGCAGCGGAGAAAACTGCACCGAAGCGGATAAACCGATGCCGACAGTCACAGCAAAGGACCGAATGTCATTATCCGCTCCCTTCCTTACACAGTATTACAGCGGAGCAGACCACGCAAATACTGTTTATAATCCTTTGCAGACGGTTACAGTTCAGCCGAGGCATTTCCTTAATGACTGTTTCCTTACCGTCCTGAGAAATCACATGGACTCAAAAAGCATAAATGAACCGCTCAACACCATAACTGCGAGAGCGATGCATTTCAGTTTCGTCAAGGTTTATGTTAGGCAGTATGCCGAGGGTGCTTGGCTCGGGCATTGGGCTAAAATCCGTGAAATGCTCAACAAGTACACCGACTGGGATTTGAAAGACGATGAAATAATCGTTTTCAACATTGACGGAACGGAGTATTTCATTTACGACATCGGTATGCGAATGTTACAGCCGAGAGAACTGTATGCCGCCCAGGGTTTCCCGAAGGATTATATCATCGAGAAGGATTACCTCGGCAATGTCTATCCGAAAACGAAGCAAGTCGCCAGATGCGGCAATGCAGTACCGCCGCCGTTCGCAACGGCTCTTGTCAGAGCGAACCTTCCCGAATACTGTCCGGCAACGTACATCTGGACTATGGCTGACCTTAAAGAAAGGATGGCGGTTTGATGGAAAATGTATTTGAGCGTATGAAGCGTGAAAACGCAGAAATAAAAATAGCTTCCTTTGAAAACGGTGAAAAATTCGGCTGATCGAGAGTCCTTGACTATATTGGCGTTGAGTGGAGAACTCCGCCGATGAAACAGCTATCATTGACAGACTTAGACTTGTAAAGGAGTAAAAAATGAAATCTACAAAGATTGAATGGTGTGATGCTACCGTTAATCCGGTAATTGGATGCACCTTCGGTTGTCCGTTCTGTTATGCAAAAAGAATGAATACTCGCTTCGGATGGGTAGAAGACTTCTCCAACCCACAATTCAGACCTAAACAGCTTAAACATCTCTATAGTAAAAAGCCGAAGAGAATCTTTATGAATTCAATGAGCGATGTCGCCGATTGGAAAGAAGAATGGGTGCGTGAGGTTGAGAAGGCAATTCTCGACAATCCGCAGCATCAATACCTCTTTTTGACTAAGCGTCCGGAAAAACTGAATTCCGAATGTTTTATCGACAACTATAATAAAAACATATGGTACGGTGTAAGTGTTACCAAGAAAGAAGAAATATCCCGTACAGATTATCTTCCTTTAGGATACAATTGCTTCGTATCTATTGAGCCATTACTCGCTCCGCTCTATCTTAAGGATGAGCGTTATGTATTTGTTCACGATTACCTTTCAATTAAATGGATAATAATCGGAGCTGAAACCGGCAATAGAAAAGGAAAGGTTGTACCGGAGATGATGTGGGTTGATGATATCGTTAAAGATGTTCAGAGGCACAACGATTACATTGACCGTACCTGTCTTGAAGAAATGCAGAAGTATAAAAAGTATATTTTTATGAAAGAAAGTCTGCTGCCTACAATGGGCGAAGAAAACATGATGAGAGATTTTCCGAAGGAATTAATCCTTTATTAAAGAAAGGCGGTTATTAAATGACTAACTACTGCGGGCAGGCGTTGAAATGGGAAGGCGAGGCAGAGGAATGAACAAACCCATTAAAATTGGCGACAAGATATATGAAATTGCCAACGGTGACATCATCTGCGAAAGCACGATAACCGGAGAAGCAGTCCTCTTTAACACAAAGATTTATTTTACTGACGGAATTGACTTTGATGAGCGAGCTATCGGACGCAGTGTGTTCTTATCACGGAAGGCAGCCGAAGAGTATATTCAAAAGCGAGAGGCGGTTCAGATATGACAGTTCTTGAAAACTGGAAAGAAAGTCTCAGCTCGGAAGATGTAAACCGTTTTATACTGTTCGGCCTTGAGTGTCAAGATTGCCCGGCAACAAATCATTGCGATTATCCTGCAAAGGACAACGGGAAAAAGCTCTGTGAAGATCATGAGGCGTTTCAAAGCTTCTTAGACGGCGAGGATGAAGATTATCAGAAGATGGAAGATGCTAACCACGCTTTATTAAAACTGAGGATCCAATTAGGGATGATGTGTGGGCAACGCATCACAAAAAGGAGTAATGACGATGAAGAGAAAACCTTTTCGGAAATCCAATCAAGAACCCTTTTGCCCGGACACATAAAGACAACAGAGCAAGGCGGAACTGGGAAAACCGTTTTCAACGATGGAGCAACAATCAACTTCTTGAAGATGGTACAACCAGTTACGGCGCTTGCGGTTATGGCTCAATGTGCGACTATTGCACCGATAACACTTACGGCAGACCTTGCGTCAGAGCTCTCAACGCATATCTCAAGGAAAACGATTTGACAATCGACTACAAAAATGCCGAATTTACTGATGTTTGGAGCGGTAACTATTTTGAAAAAAGAGGTGTGGTATGACATACGAAGAGTTTATAAACTCAAAAATACAGATTGCACCGAAGTCGGGCTTCGATATTGATGAAGCGGAAATCAACAAAGCATTAAAGCCTCATCAGCGCTTGGCAGTCAAATGGGCGATTAAAGGCGGGCGCAGGGCTATCTTTGCCAGCTTCGGACTCGGCAAAACCGCAATTCAACTTGAGATATTACGCTTAATCATTAAGCACAAAGGCGGTAAGGCGTTAATCGTTGCTCCGTTTGATGTAATGCTCGAGTTCAACAAAGACGCTAAAAACATTCTCAATATGGACATCCCGACCTTCGTGCAGAGTGACAGCGATATCGAGAAGCGCCCTGCAAAGATGTATATCACGAATTACGAATCAGTCCGAGAAGATAAAATCGATGTCAAGCAGTTTACGGTCGTAACTCTTGACGAAGCTTCGGTGTTACGCTCTTTCGGCAGTAAGACTTATCAGACCTTCCTTGAAAAGTTCAAGGGCGTTGAATATAAGTTCGTTAATACGGCGACACCTTCGCCGAACAGATATAAAGAGCTTATTCATTACGGCGGGTACCTTGAGATTATGGACACGGGACAGGCGTTAACACGCTTTTTCAAAAGGGACAGCACAAAGGCAAACAATCTCACGCTTTACTCGAAGCGTGAAAAGGAGTTTTGGCTTTGGATGGCTTCTTGGGCATTGTTTATAACGACGCCCTCCGACCTCGGCTTTTCGGATGAGGGTTATGACCTTCCGCCGCTTGAGGTGCGCAAACACATCATAGTCAACAAATATGACGAGTTGCCCGCGGAAAAATACGGACAGATGAAGCTGCTGCTTGACGCTAACAAGTCCCTTATGGAAGAGGCAAGGGAAAAGAACCTTTCTATCAAGGCGAGAGTTGCCGAAGCGAAGCGGATTATTCTCGAAGCGCCGGATGAACACTTTATACTCTGGCACGACCTTGAGGAAGAGCGCAAAGAAATCAAGCGGCAGATAAGCGGTGTCGTTGATATCTACGGCTCACTTGATATGGACATACGCCGCCAGAGATTGTTAGATTTTGCAGAGGGCAAAACTCAACTGTTCGCTACAAAGAAAAGCATCAGCGGCAGCGGATGTAACTTTCAGAAGGGTTGTCACCGAGCTATCTTTGTCGGTATCGACCATAAATTCAATGATTTTATTCAGGCGATACATCGAATCTATCGTTTCTTACAGACAGATAAAGTTATTATCGACCTCATCTTTACCGAAGCGGAAGAGGGAGTATATAACGACCTTATGGAGAAGTGGAAGCGGCACAATGAGCTTCAACAGACAATGAGCAACATCATCAAAGAATACGGACTGAACATTGAATACACCAATGTTATGCAGAGAGCAAAAGGAGTTGAGAGAGTGGAAGTATCAGGTACTCACTACAAGGCAATTCTCAATGATTGCGTTGAGGAAACGAGAAATATGCCCGAGAACAGCGTTGATTTAATCTGTACGAGCATTCCTTTCGGTAATCACTATGAATATTCGGCAAATTTCAACGATTTCGGACATAACGAGAATGACGGCAAATTCTTTGAGCAAATGGACTATTTAAGTCCCGAATTGCTCCGAGTTCTCCGCCCGGGAAGAGTGTTTGCCTGTCACATTAAGGACAGAGTCCTTTTCGGCAATGCCACGGGAACGGGAATGCCGACGATCGAACCGTTCCACGCCGATGCGATAACTCACTTTATGCGTCACGGCTTCCAGTACATGGGAATGATTACGGTCGTTACCGATGTCGTGAGAGAAAACAATCAGACTTACCGCCTCGGCTGGACGGAGCAGTGCAAAGACGGTACGAAGATGGGTGTTGGTTGTCCCGAATACATATTGCTGTTCAGGAAGCTGCCGAGCGACACCTCAAAGGCTTATGCTGATACTCCCGTTGTTAAAGATAAGGCAGATTACACGAGAGGTCAGTGGCAGTTAGACGCTCACGCCTTCTGGCGATCCTCGGGAGATAGGCTGCTCTCAAAAGACGAGCTTAAAAAGCTTGAGGTCGGACAGCTGCAGAAGGTTTATCGCAAATTCTCAAGAGAGAATGTGTATGACTACGCCGAGCATGTCAGAATTGCCAATGAGCTTGACGAAGACAACAAGCTCCCCGCGGCGTTTATGGTTATCGCTCCTGCAAGCTGGGATTCAACAGTATGGGACGATATCAACCGTATGAGGACACTCAACACCTCGCAAAGTCAGCGTAACGCCGAAATGCACATCTGTCCGCTGCAGTTTGATATTGTCGAAAGGATAATCAACCGTTATTCTTCCGAAGGCGAAACGGTGTATGATCCATTCGGCGGACTTATGACAGTGCCGTATATGGCTATAAAAATGCACCGATACGGTATCGGCTGTGAATTGAGCGCAGATTATTTCCGTGACGGTGTTGGTTACCTTCAGGAAGCCGAAAGTGAAATTGACGCACCGACATTGTTTGATTTTGTGGGGTGAGTATATGAACAAATTTGAGAAAATCAAAGCCGAAATTTACAGAGTGCTTGACGAAACCTTTAAGGACGAGGAGAGCTTTTGCAAGAAGATACTCGAAGGGGACAACTGCGAGTTTCGAGACGCCATTGATATTATTCTCGGCGAGAGTGGGAACGAGCTGTGCTTTTGCCGAAATGACTGCTGCGATGATGATGAAGAAGATGTCGATATAGAATTGCAAAAGTGCAAGGCTTGTTTGATGAGGTATCTGAAAGAGGAAATTATTCTTGATACCGATACGCTCGACGATGTGGTTGAAAAGCTGAAAAGCGAAGCGGCTTATTCAGACAAAGAAACCGGCTTAAAAAGCGGAGATTTCGCCGTGCTGATAAGTGAAGCTCTTTACAATTCGTTTGACGAAAACAGAAAGACGGTTGTTCCTTATGAAGTTCCGTGCGTGTTATGCGGCGTAAAGTTTTATGTATCCAAGCGGCTTCAATTCAAAATTGCACCGGAAAAAGAAATATTAAAAATGCTTGAAAAGGAGGGAGGGGGCGTCGAGGACGCCGCCCGCTACAATTATGAAAATCAATAAAATCGCAAAGTTATGCAAGGAAGCAAAGAAAATCTGTGTGCTGCTGACGGACGACGGCCCGTGGATAGGAACGGGTATGGCGATGTATTTTCTTCCCGCGTTGAAGGGCATATCGGAAGAGGGCATTTACGCGGTGCTGAATGTATCGGAAAAGGACAGAAAATCTACGCCGATTCACTATGTATCGGCGAAAGACCTTGATACCGCCGACATTAACGAGAACAAAACCGATTACCCGACATATGTTTTCAAGCTCAGCCTTTGTTACAAGGGTATAGGTATGAGTGGGCTTATCGGCAACGAAAGGGTAAAGCTCTATTACACTGACTATGCGGCGCCGCTCGACCACGATACCGAGTTTTACTTCAGAGGCGATAAGATATACTGCAAGAAGGGTATGATGCTGCAGGCAATTATGATGCCCGTCAACGGCGTTTATGAAGAAATGCTTAACGAGCTTGAATATGTTGTGCACCACATTAGAAGCTTGGCGGAGGAGAGTGATGAATGGTGAAATCAGTTTTAATTAGCATTCGCCCGGAATGGTGTGCACTTATTGCAAGTGGCGAAAAAACAATTGAAGTCAGAAAGACCAGACCGATGCTTGACACACCTTTCGAGTGCTATATATATTGCACGCAAGGCAAATTTGACTTGTTCAACAATAAAAATAGCGAATTAAGCACAGAAGAATATATTAAGAGCGGTTGCAAGTGTAACGGCAAAGTCATAGGTGAGTTTAATTGCAAAAAAATAGACAAGCTTATACATACAGGTTGGGACCGCAGCAACCTACACCTTGAAATATTTAAGCCTGAAAAAAACAGATATAAAATTGTTGAAAGTAAGTGGCTTGCAAAGACACTTTTAACATATCAGGAAGTTGACGAATACTCAAAAGGCGGCGACCTCTACGGGTGGCACATTTCTGACCTTATTATCTATGACGAGCCAAAAGAGTTGAGCGAGTTTATAAATGGTAAATCTACGCCTACTTTCAATGATAGAGGACAGCTTGTTTATAGCGGATTAAAGAGACCGCCGCAGAGTTGGTGCTATGTGGAGGAGCAAAACGGCAGCATTATAAACAAAGAAACGACTCTTAATACTCACGATAACTTAAAAGCACTTGAACGCCTTGCGCGAGATGTATCCTCTTTTGGAACCGCTGCAACAGAAGCGGCTAAAAGTATGTATAAATTTTCAAAAGCTGTACAAAGAGAGAAGGCGTCAAACAATGGCAAATAAGCCCGTTTTAGGATTTATCGAATGTCCATATTGTAAAGGAAAAATCGCTCGTATATGGGACGGCAATAAAAAGATAGAATGTCCATTCTGTCATAAGCCGTTCACAGTTAAGCGGACGAGAATGAAAGTGTTTAAGCACTTGAAGGAGAATAAATGAAGAAATTTCACAAAATCAATTTAGACGGTATCGGTCGGACGCAATATCTCGAACTGAAATACTTCTGTCTTGCTTATCCGGAAAAGAAAAAGCGAATCAACAGCATCCTCAACGGTTCGACCGAAGCGTATGAAGGAGAGAGAGAAAAGCTCGGTAAGGATTGCGACGCTGTCGAAATCGCGGTCAGATTAGCAGTCAAAGGACAGCCCGGACTTTACGCGCCGTTGCTTAACAATCTCGTTTTGAACGATTCAATCGATAAGCTTCCCTGCGGTCGCAATCAAGCCTTTGCTTATCGCCGTCAGGCACTTGTCAACCTCCAAAAAATCAAATAGGGTACAAAGGGGCAGTAGATTGTTGCTATCATATACTCAAGGGACAGATGCGGATAGCCATAAATTACTCCTCTCAATCGGAAAGCGCCGCAATGCCAAGCGGCGCTTTTTCGTCCCTCTTATGAAAAAAATATGACACAAGAAGAAGTTAAAAAATATATTCTCGGGTTCAAGAATATTCGAGATTTCTATAAATCGGCTGCTTGGAAAACATTCAGAAAGGTCGTGCTATCGCACAAGAAAAGCTATTGTGAGCGTTGCTGGGAACGCGGCTTTTATCGCAAGGGAAAAATACTTCACCATAAAAAGCATATACGAGAGCATCCTGAGCTCGCACTCACAGAGGAAAACACGGAGCTGTTGTGCGAAGAATGCCATTTTGAAGAGCATCCCGAAGAATTCAAGCTATCACAATATCCGGAAAGGTGGGATTAGAATTGGCAAGACCTAAATGCGCAGATACGCTTAAAAAAGCGCTTAACAAAGAGATAAAAGAAGGTAAAGCGATTGTTAAGGCATCACTCGAGGCGCAGCTTAAGGCTTTGGGCGCGGATGTTCCGCACTTCCACGATATGATTCACACCTATATCACGCTGTGGGTAATTAAGAAGCAACTTGAATTCGATATCGATCAATACGGAATTCGTTACGACGAGGAAATGTCCACGGGACGCAAAAAGTCGGTCATCAATCCGGCAATTAAGGAGTTTGAAAATACGACAAAGCAAATGCTTGCAATCCTTAAGGAAATGAACCTAACCACCAACGAAGCAACAGGCGAAGAGGACGAAGATGAAGGGTTGTAATTACAAGCCGATAACCGATTACATCGATATGATTGACGCGGACTATATGCCCGTTTGCAAAAACATCAAGCTTCTCTCGGATATGATAAAGCGGGTTTTCGCCGAAGAAGATATCCGTGTTAACGCCGAACAAGCTGAAAAGTATTTTGGTTTTCAAAAGTATTTTCCGTTCAATTTGTTTGAATGGGAGAAATTTGCGTTTTCAATGCATAATTGCGTTTACCGAGCTGACGGCTTCTTAAGATTTCCGAATTTGTTTTTGCTTCTCGGAAGAGGAAGCGGTAAAAACGGTTATTTGAGTTTTGAGAATTTTAGCTTAATGACTCCGGTAAACGGAGTACCGATGTATAACATTGATACTTTCGCAACCTCCGAAGACCAAGCTAAAGCTTCTTTTGACGAGCTTTACAATATGCTCGAAAACAATAAAAAGTTTTTTAAGAATTATTTCAAGTGGACCAAAGAAAAAATCGTTAATATCAAGACCGGAAGCGTTTATCGTTTTAGAACATCAAACTACAAGACAAAGGATTCGGGCAGACAGGGAAAGGTGGATTTTGACGAAATCCACATGTACGAGAACTACAGGCTTATTGATGTAGCTACAACCGGACTCGGTAAGAAAAGACATTCGAGAAGGATATACATCACAACGGACGGCAGTGTTCGCGGCGGTCCGCTCGACGATTATAAAGAAGATGCGCTTAAGATACTCAACGGCGTTATGGGCGATAACGGGTTCCTGCCAATGTGGTATCAGCTTGACAGCGATGATGAAGTGCATGATGAGCGCAACTGGGTAAAGGCTGTACCAAGCCTTCCGTATATGTCGGACTTGCTCAATGAGATTCGGCTTGAATACCAAGACTACAAAAGAAATCCGATACGACATATTGACTTTATGACGAAGCGGATGAACCGTCCGCAGGAAAATAAAGAAACAAGCGTAACGGATTATGACAATGTAAAAAAGACCAATTCGCCGCTTTTAAGCATAAGCAACAAATCGGCAATTCTCTGCTTTGACTACGCATCAAACCGTGACTGGGCAGCGGTCGGCATTATAACAAGGCATAAAGAAAAGTTTCAATTTAACAGTAAACTTTTTGTGCTTCGAGGTAATGCAGACCTTCCGAGAATTCAGGCACCGCTCGAACAGTGGGTGAAGATGGGTATAGTCGAGTGGGTTGACGGTATAGATATTCCGCCGGAAAAGCTCATTGATTGGGCAGCTGATATGCAAGCTCAAAATGACCTTGAATATGTCGGTTGCGCGCTTGACTATTACCGTTATTCGATATTCAAAAAACAGCTCGACAATTTCGGCTTTGAAAACAGAAAAGACGGAAATTTAAGTCTTGTCAGACCGTCAGATATTATGAGGTCACTGCCCGTTATCTGCTCTACTCTCGATAACGGTAACCTTATATGCGGCAATAATCCCGCATTTCGCTGGTGCGTGAGTAACACCAAGAAAAGCATAGGCGACAAGCGCGGTAACGAAATCTTTGAAAAAATTGAGCCAAAGTCGAGAAAGACAGATTTGTTCATGTGCTTTGTCGCAGGAATGACGATAATTGATAAACTTCCCGAGGACGAAGATGAAGATGATTATTCAACCTTCGCACCGATAATTTTGTAAAGAGGTAAAGAATGAAAATAATTGATTTCTTAAAAGATATGTTTTTCGGCTCTAAAAGCTTTGCGGTTGTTGCTGATGATAAAATCACGGAGCTGTCACTATACAGGCTGGCTTTAACCGAAGCGGTATCGATAATAAGCTCGGCATTATCGCGTTACGAGTTCGTTATATACAAGAACGGCAAAAGAACGGAAAACGAAGATTGGTACGCGCTTAATATTGAGCCTAATCGCAATCAGACTAAACAGGAATTCTTTTACGACCTCGTTTATCAGCTTGTGTTTAACGGTGAGGCACTGTGCGTTGATATAGGCACGGAGCGGTTTGTTGCAGACTCTTTTACAAGTGATATTGATTCGTGCGGCTTCGGCACAGCTCTTTTTTCGCACATCGAAAAAAACGGTGTTCAACTTGATGCGTCATTTGATGCTTCGCAGGTAATGTATTTCAAGCTTGACAATCCCGAATTGAGAAAGCTTCTTATACAGGCTGCGCTTGAATATACCGCACTTTTAACCGCTGCGGGAAAGAAATTCAAAAACTCCGCTTACCATAAGGGCATACTAAAAATATCAACTCAAGCCGGAGGTAACGCTGAAAAGGAAGCGAAGCAGAACGAACAACTCAACGCTGCCATAAGGAAATTTTATCAGGACGGAAATGCGGTTCTTCCTCTTCGTAACAACTTCAACTATGAAGAACTCGGCAAATACAGAAACAGCGGGGACTCTTCCAACGATGTCAGCAGTATGACCTTTCAGGTGTACAGCAGAGTTGCCGAAGCATTGAATATGTCACCGTATATTCTTATGCATTCTTCTAAAGAGCCCGAAACACTTAAAGCCGATTTTTATAAAAATTGTGTTGAGCGCTATGTTAACATTTTTGTTGTCGAGGTTAACCGTAAACAGATTGGCAGGAAAATGTATCTCGGTCTTGATAATCACGCCGAAATAAGAATGTTGAGCGAAAGACCGTACGATATAGATGAACTCATCAAAGACGGAACCGCAATCTTTAACGCGATAGGCTCGGGCACTGTCAGCATAGACGAAATGCGGATGAAACAGGGTAAGCGACCTCTCAATACTGAGTGGAGCAGAGCACATTATATATCGCTTAATCTTAAGCGAATTGACAATATGACATACAACGGAGGTAACAATGAATAATAACAACACAATCAAAACAGCCTGCATTAAAGCAATGAAGGTTGACGAAGCGGCTCTTAACAAAATTAATAAGCTGACGCTTACGCCGTTGACCGAGGAGCAGATTTTCACATTCAAAGTCAAGCTTTGTGATAACGAGATTGACCGCGACACAGAATCTTTCACGGTTGAGTCTTTACATAAGCTTGCCGAGCTGTTTGTCGGCAAGACCGGCATCAAAGACCACAACGGCGCTGTTGATAATCAGATTGCCCGTATTTACGAGACTGAGGTTATAGTCGAAGAGGGCAGAACAACCAAACTCGGCGAACCTTACACATATCTTGAGGCGCACTGCTATATTCTTCGCATTTCGAAAAACGAAGATTTTATAGCGGAAATCGAAGCTGGCATCAAAAAAGAGGTAAGCGTCGGTTGTTGTATTCAAAAGAGATTATGTTCAGTTTGCGGAGCAAATTTGAAGGGTCTGTACAATATGGGCTGTAAGCATCGCCCGGGCAACGAATATGACGGCAAGGTGTGTTGCGTGAGACTTGACATACCTACCGATGCATACGAATTCAGCTTTGTGGCAGTCCCCGCCCAGCGCGAAGCCGGAGCAAAAAAGAATTTTGAGGTTCTTCCCGATGAACCCGAAAACAAAAAAGAAAGTTCGTTAAATGTTTTTAACAGCATTTTCAATAATTTATTAAATTAAGGAGGTACAAAATGGGTTTTAACATTTGTAACGAAGAAAAAAGAAAAGCCTTTCTTGCCGCTTTTAACGAAGCGATAGCGGCTAACGACACCGAGAAAGCGGGCGAAGCTCTGAAGAGCTTCCTCGAGTCAGTGTCCAATGACATCTTGGCGCAGGCAAAGGCGGCAGGAACGCAGTCAATGGACGAAAAAATCCTTGCTGCAAGAGGCATAAGAGTATTAACTTCCGAAGAGAAGAAATACTTCGAGAATGTTATCTCTTGTTTGAAGTCCGAAGATCCCTCTTCGGCATTCGCAAGTCTTGTTGATGCGTATCCCGAAACGAGTATCAATGCCATATTTGATGATATGGTGGAAGCGCACCCCCTTCTTAAGATTGTTGATGCGCAGAACACATCAGCTCTTATGAAGATGTTCATCAACACTGCCGGTCCGCAGGCAGCTGTCTGGGGTGAACTCAATACTCAGATAACAAAGGAACTCAGCGCGTCTATAAGCGTAATTGAGCTTCCGCTTGGCAAATGTACTGCTTTCATGTACATTGCAAACGATATGCTTGGTCTCGGTCCCGTGTGGCTCGAGAAATACTGCAGAACATGTCTTGCAGAAACACTCGGCTACGGTGTTGAGTCCGGCATCGTTACCGGTAAAGGTATCGGCGGCGAGCCTATCGGTATGATTAAGGATCTGACCAGCAGCATCAACCAGTCAACAGGTTACTCCAACAAGGAAGCTGTTGCCGTAACATCCTTCAGCCCTGCTGTTTACGGTTCGCTTCTCGCTACACTGGCGACAAGCTCTACCGGCAGAGCCAGAGTTATCAATGCGGTTGATATGCTTGTTAACCCTGTTGACTACTTCAACAAGATACTCCCCGCCAAGACGACGCTTCGCAGCGACGGTCTGTATCAGGTTGACTGCGTTCCTTATCCCACTAACTTCATACAGTGCTCCGAGGTTCCCGAAGGCTACGCAATACTCGGTATCGGCAAGTTCTATAAGTTCGGTATCGGCAAAGGCAACGGCGGCAAGATTGAGGAGAGCAAGGATTACAAATTCCTTGAAGACCTCACGACGCTCAAGATTAAGATGTACGGCACCGGACGCGCTCTCGATAATAACAGTTTCCTTCTGCTCGATATAAGCGGTCTTCTTCCGCTTGGCAGTGTTGCTATTAACGACACTGAAAGCGGCACCGACACTGAAAGCGGCACCGATACCGAAAACAACACCGAGACCGAAACTCCTTAACGGTAACGGCTAACAATTAACGGAGGTCATTATGGCAGTTGATATATCAACATTGAAAAGAGAATTGAATATAACTTGGGAAGATGCAGAAACCGAGGAACAGCTCAAAGCACTTGAATTGAGAGCTGAAAGTATTCTCTGTGACAAAGCTGGTGAAGAGCTTGATTTTTCGCAGCCGAGCGTTGAGCTTCAACTGCTTTTTGACCTTATCAAATATTTGCGTTCAAATGCATACAATCAATTCTTAATCGATTATTCGGAAGAGTTGACAGCTTTGAGGCTGAATCACGCAGGAGTTCACGAATGATGAACAAATACCAGGAAGCTAAAAAAATAGGCTTCAAAGACGGCGTTCTTACTATGTACGCTCCCCCGGAGTTCAACATCCCTAAAGCAAAATTCTTTTATGAGGATTACAAAGTAGGAGTAAAGCGGTTTTATTCGGCGTTGCTCGCCGGAGTTGAAGTTGCAAAATGTGTTCGCATACCGCAGTCAACGGTCGCTATTGACGGCACGGAGACTGTTGTTATCAATAACAGCCGATACTTCATTAAGCAGATACAGTACGACGATGAAACAATGCCGAAAACGCTGATTCTTACACTGACGAAAACGAGTTGATTATATGCATTTTGACCTTGAAATCAAGAACGACGGCTTAATAAAAGAACTTGACAGACTTGCAAAGTCGGTACCACAGGCAACGCCTAAAGCAGTTGATGCTATGTCGGAGGTTATAAGACCTGCACTTATTGCGGCGGCGCCGTATGACGGTCGCAGAAAAAACCGCAGAGACAAACATCTAAAAGAGGTTATCAAGCAGGGTACTACCTTCAGACTGCACAACGGAGCGCAGACTTCGATATGGTTAAAGCCTCGCGGTGTCAGAGGCGCAAAGCAGGGTCCCAAGGCTTCAAAAAACTGGGACGCTGACAAGCAGATATATAAGCTCGTTGTAGCTGAATTCGGTCGAAGCAACCAAAAAGCCAAGCCGTTTTGGGAACCTACGGTTGACGCAAAAGCCGACGCTGCGGTTAACGCCGCTATAAGCATACTCAAAAAGGAAATTGAAAAATGAGCATCAAAGATATTATGACGAATATTTCCACGGCTACGGGAATTCGCTGTTGCCGCGGCACCTGGGATGTACAGTTGCAGAGCATTCAGCCTGACAGCTATTTCGTATGGCGTATCACTTATTATAACGATGATATATCAAGTGAGAATGATTGCGAGATAGAGTCCCGCAAGGTCAGAATATCGCTATTTTCCAAAAACGGTGACACCATTGACGCGGCGGCTGAATCCATTATTGAGCAGGCAGCGGCTAACGATGCCAAAGCTTATATGCTTGATTTTGAGGATTTTGAAGAGGACACCAAATACTATCATAAGGAAATTGAACTTTTAATTTAACGGAGGTAAAAAAATGCCTAAAGCAACAAGAGTAAAAGCTAAGGTTGCTATTCCGATAGGTCTTGACAATATTCATATTGCGCTTATGACATCGGATGTAGCAGGTCAGACAACTACATACGGAAACCCTGAATATTTTGCAAGAGCAATCAAGGCAACACTGACGCCGATCTTAAAAAACGGCTCTCTCGACAGTGATGATTCTGTTGAGATTGATGAAAGCGAGATTGTAGGTTATACCGTGTCAATCGATGAGTCTCAGCTCGACGATTACATGAGAGCCAAGATATTCGGTCACACCGTTGATGTTGACGGCGGCATCATAATCAATAAGGACGATGTACCGCCCACGCTCGCACTTTTATTCCGCTCCAAGCTTTCCGACCATCAGCACTTTAAGAATGTTGTTCTTTACAAAGGAACCTTCAAAAAGAATACTGAGGAGTTTGAAACGGACAAGAAAGACTCAACGACCTATAAGACCGAGACTATCGAAGGTACATTCTATGCCAGAGAGTCCGATGGCAATATCAAGTATGACCTTCGCGAGGACAATACAGCTGCATCTGCAACAAAAATTGCCAACTGGTTTACTGCTGTTCAGGAACCGGGCGAAGCTGCAACTGCTTCTGCTTCTAATAACGAAGAGGTCGAAAACGGCGGAGAAAGCTGATTCGGCTGTTTGCAGTCGAATGCAAAATGACTCAAGGGGAAATAGAACTGCTATTTCCCCTTGAATTATAGGAGGTTAATATGGCAAAAAGAAAAACCAAAAAGACCAAAATATCAAATATATTGCCTTACAGCGATGAAATCGCAGTTGCCGGCGGTAGAAAGAGAAAACTCGTATTTGACAATCGTATGCTCGGCTATGCCGAACAGTATTGCAAGGAGAGAGAATTTGAGTTAACAGCTGAAGAGATTTTGCAGGAAGCCGCATCCGTAAAGGTCAGAGCAATTTACGCCGTACTTTTCGGAGCTTTACGCTCGGGCAATGAGACATACTCTCTATCCGTCTTTAACAAAGAATTCAGAATAGACCGCATAGCTCTGTATATTGAGAAAATCGCAAAAGGCTTAACAGAATTCTTACCCGAAAGCGAAAAAGCATATTTCCCGGATGAATATAAAAAAAGCGACGAAGGCGGCGACATGATAGGAGACTACTTCGATTTAGCCCGCTCAGCTCTCGGTATGACCGATGAAGAAATACTGGACAGCTCTCTTCGTGCAATCGAAACCAAAATCAAAAACAAATACGGAATTGACGATGATAGCAACGAAGGCTTCATTGACAGCGTTCCCGGATTTTAATACATAGGAGTTTTAATATGGCAAACAAATCTGACCTTCGCGTAGTTCTCGGTGTTGACGGTGAAGCCGAATTTACACGAAAAATGGACAAAATTGCGAAGCAGCAAAAAGAAATAGCTTCGCAGATAAGACTCGCCACATCCGCTCTCGGTGCCAATGCGACGGCTTATGATAAAGCAAAAGCATCCGTTCAGGGCTTAACTGAACAGGTTGCTTCCCAGCAAAAAAAGGTTGACGAGCTTCGCAGAGTATATGAAAGGGCTGCCGCCGAGCAGGGCGAGTTAGCCGAAGAGACAATAAAACTCAAAACTGATTATCAAAACGCCGAGGCAACTCTCAATTCTTATAAGAAAAAGCTTGAAGAAGCGAATAAAACTTTAGCTGAACACGAAAGCAAGCTCGGACAGGCTTCCGAGAAGCTTGAAAAGTTCGGCAAAACAGCCACCAAGGTCGGCGAAGGTATGCAGTCGGTCGGTAACAGTATGACTAAGCACTTAACCGCGCCGATTCTCGCCGCAGGTACCGCAGCTGCAAAGTCCGCTATGGATTATGAGTCTGCATTTGCGGGCGTCAAAAAGACGGTTGACGCAACCGATGAGGAATATCAGAAGATTTCCGATGATATTCTCGATATGTCAACCAAGCTTGCAACCTCGGCAACAGAGATTGCAGGCGTTGCCGAAGCTGCCGGACAGTTAGGCATATCAAAGGATGATATCAGCGCATTTACCGAGGTTATGATAGAACTCGGTATGAGTACAAACCTCAGCGCAGAGGAAGCGGCAATGCAACTTGCTAAGTTCGCAAATATTACGGGAATGAGTACATCCCGGTATAAAAATTTAGGAAGTGTTATTGTTGAGCTTGGCAATAGCTTTCAAACAACCGAAGCGGACATAGTTGCAATGGCGACAAAACTCGCATCTACAGGCTCGGTAGTAGGTTATACGGAGCCTCAGATGATGGCTATAGCAGCGGCACTGTCCTCTGTCGGTATCGAAGCCGAAGCGGGCGGTACTGCATTCTCCAAATTATCAAAAGAGCTCGCGCTGGCGGTTGCCAACGGCGGCAAAAAGTTAGACCAGTTTGCCGATGTTGCGGGATTAAGCGCTTCCGAATTCAAAAAAGCGTATGAAACGGATGCGCTCGGCGCGTTAAATCTGTTTATAAACGGGCTTAATGACACGGAACGGTTAGGAAAAAGCTCAATTTCAATTCTTTCCGAGATGGGCATTACCGAAGTAAGAATGTCAAATGCTGTTCTTGCACTTGCAAGCAGTGAGGACATACTCGGCAAAGCTCTCGAAGCGGCTAACGCCGAATGGGAAGAGGGAGACGCTCTCCAAAACGAAGCTGATAAGAGACTGGAGACAATCGAATCACAATTAAAAAACGCAAAAAGTGAGTTAGAAAAAACAGCGATTATATTAAGTAATGATTTCTTACCTATGATTGCCGATGTTGCAAAATCTATAGGTGAAGTTGCCGAAAAATTCGGAGAGCTTGACCCGAAAACTCAAAAGACTATTATCAAGTTTGCACTTGTAGTTGCATCTGCGGGTCCCGTTATCAGCACTCTCGGCAAACTGAAAAGCGGAATAGGTACACTTACCTCCGCAGGCTCCAAAGCTCTTAAAACTTTTTCGTCAATTAAAGCGGGTACCTATACCGGACCGCTTTCAAATCTTATATCAAAGCTCACCGGTGCGACGAGCGCAACAGGAGAACTGGCAGGTGCTTCAACGGGACTTGCCGGAACACTGTCTGCAAGCGGTCCGCTTATAGTAGGTATAGCCGCAGCGGCGGCAGTAGCAGGCGGTCTTTACCTCGCTTATCGTAAATCTACCGAAGGTCAGAGAGAGCTTGACGCCGCGATGAAAGAATTCTGCGAAGGTTTCGGAGAATTTGACGAGATGGTTAACTCTGCAACGAGCCTTCTCAACGGCTTGAGTGATGCAGCTCTCGGAGTATCAAGCGCAGAAAAGCAGATGCTTAATCAGGGCATTGAGGAAGTTCAAAAGAACATAACCGAGATAGCCCAGAGGGCTATGGAAGAGCGCCGCGACCTCACTCAAGCCGAGATTGACAGACTCAATGAGCTGTTCGGCAAGCTTAACGAACTGACCGAGCAAGAGCTCGAGTACGCACAAAAGCAACAGAACATCGCTATGGCAATGGCGCAGGTCGAGGATGATATCACGCAGGAAAGCGCCGCAAAGCTTGTTGCTACTGCTCAAAGCGCAAAAGACCAAGTCGTTGAATTAGCTAACAAGCAGTACGCCGAAAAGGTCGCACTGGCATATCAGGCATTTGAGGAAACAGGCGAAATAACGCAGGCTGAATATGACGAGCAGGTTCGTATTGCTAAAGAGTCTTATGATGCGGCTATTAATGCGGCAAATCAAAAATACGGCGATACCGTCGCAATAGTCACTAATGCTTACACGGATGAAAATGTCCTCAATAATCAGCATTTCAATGATTTTACATCTCATCTTGAAGAGTTAAGAGCTCTCCAAGAAAACTATAATGAAGAAATCAAAATCATTCATAGCAATAGGTTTTTGACCTCGGAGCAGATGTACGCACAAGAATTAGCGGCATCGGAAAAGCTTCGGCAGGGAAACAATAAAATATATGCCGAAATGGCATCTGAACTTGAACAACTCAACGATGATGAATTGCAGACTTGGATTGAGCTTGTAACAAATACTGAGGTTTACGGCGGCGAATTATCCGGCAGTGCCAAAGACCTTGCAGATAAGTTTGTTGCTGCTTTGGACGAAATGCCCGAAGACTCAAAGGAAGCGTTCAAAAATGCTATGCAGGGTATGATTGACGGCATTGAAGAAAAAGAGCCTTCGCTCTTTGATAAGGCAAAAAATCTTGCAAACGGCTTTATAAACAGAATTCGCAATACATTTGAAATCGCTTCACCCTCAAAAGTGATGAAGCGCCTTTTCAAGTTTGTTGTTGAAGGCGGCGAAGTTGGAGTTGACGAAGAAGGTCCGAGTCTTATTGACTCTGCAGAATCGCTCTCCGAAGAGTTTGTGAAGCAGTTCGAGGGCATCAATCCTCAAATGGGAGCTTCTCTGCGCCTAAATGTTCAGCAGCTTCAGAGGCTTAATCTCAACGATGCGCTCGCAGGAGTACAGCAGTATAAGCAGATCGTCAACAATATGACGCATAACGAGCAGCGGACAAGCGAGATTTTCAATACTACAAACAATCACAATATCGCTAAAGATGCAATTAACGGTATCAGAATCGAAAATATGACCGTTAAAAGCGAAAATGATATAAAAAAGCTGACGGATATGGTTGTCAAAGAGCTTGTAAGGATGTTTGAGGCGGAAGGAGTGAAATTGTAATGTACCGTACACGGAATTACTTCATTTTTAACGGCAAGGACAGCCGTGATTTCGAAATTCAGTTTGCCGAATACCCGCCTATAGTCAAACCGCAGCGCAGAGTCCAGAGCTTAACTGTTCCCGGGCGAAGCGGAACGCTTCATATTAAGGAAGGTAAATACGGCGAAGATGTATATGACAGCTATTACAAGCACTTTACCATAAACGCCTTGAACCCTGCAAGAATACCCGAGATAAAAGAGTGGCTCGACGGCGCGGGCGTGCTTATAATCGGTAATGAGCTTGACTGGGAATATGACGCTTATGTGACGAGCGGCATTGAATTTCAGCGCTTTTTCAGGGGTTGGCACACTGCCGAGCTGACATTTGAGGTTCAGCCGTATAAAAAACACAAGAATTCAAAAACAGTTGAATTTAATACAGCTACCGATACAACAATTCTCAATGAAGGCTCTGCGCCGATTGAGGCATACACGATAAAATATTCTACGGGAAGTTCTATCAGGCGCATTACTATCAATGACACTACCGTAGCTCTTGTACTCACCGAAGCGGTTGACCCGGATGTCGTTGAGGTCAAAGATGTAGTAATCACTATGCCTGATTTGTATGTTACATACAGCATAAAATTTCAAGCGGGAACAAACCCTGTAACCGGACATCCAATATACGCAACGAAAATTAATTGTACTGGCGTCCGTGTCGGTATAACAAGTTCCGCGAATTCCGATTTGCGCTTGCTTAAAGGAGCTAATACACTCAGAAGCTACGGCGCAGGGTCCATTACATATAGGGAGATGTCATTATGATATATCTTCGTAAATCGGGCGAAACCTACGACAGCGGACAGTTCAAATGCTTTCTTAATCCGTATGAGTGCATTGTTCACGGTGAACTCAACGGAGAATTAAACGTGACAATGCTTATCGACTCTAAAAGCGGCGTTGAACGCGGCGATACTGTGTTTGTTAAGGTACCTTCACTGGATAATCTTCAAATGTTCAGAGTTCACACCATAAGCACAGATATTGAAAAGGAACTCATCAGAGTTGAAGCTTGGCACATATTCTATGACCTTCGAAACAACTATCTCATAGATGTCCGACCGACTAATCTCAATGCGGCATCAGCTTTATCGTATATGCTTAATCATACGGCTTACAGCACGGACTTTGCCGGCAACTCGGATTTGGACGCGGAAGCGCAAATCACGGCGTACTGGGAATATATGAATCCGGTTGAGGCTCTTATCGGCGACACGGACAACAGCGTTATAAACCGCTGGGGCGGAGAATTGAAGAGAGATAATCTGACCGTTAATATCCTTGAGCGCGTATCAAGCGGCAATGGAAGCGATTGTAAGAATGTGTATTACGGTCGGGACTTGCTTGAGCTTAATCTTTCGGTCAGCGATAAAGATGTTATTACACGCATTATTCCGACTGGACTCGGTGCGAACAATGAGATTATCAGAATTAACGGCGACTATGTTGATTCGACTCATATTAACGATTACCCTATGCCGAGAATTGCAAGATATCACTATTCCGATGTTAAGCTCGGCGAAACGGGATATGAGACTGTCGAGCTTGTCAGAGCCGAGCTGCAGAGAAGAGCATTAGCGGAGTTTGCCAAAGGCATTGACTTGCCCAAAGTGAGCGGAACTGTATCGCTTGTCAACCTTGCAAGAACGGTTGAATACGAGAACATTTCGGATATGCTCAAGCTGCTTCCGTATGACGATGTAAAGATATTTGACAAAGATATGTCCGAATACATAACGCGCCTTGTAGCATTCGATTTTAATGTGTTGACCGATAATTATGACAGCGTAACCTTCGGCGAAATCGAAGCAAAAAAGCAGTTCAAAAAACTTGTTAAAAAAATAAGCAAATCATAAGGAGGTTTTATTTTGACGGAATTAGTTAAAAAACTGGATTTGTGGTATTCCAATGCGGCTATTGTCCTGCATCCCGTGCAGAACGATGCGGGAAGCCGCTTCCTTGCAGCGTCTATAACAGACTGCGGTAAGCCGTACACTATACCCGAACAGGCAACGGTTATGCTCGCCGTTAAGAAGCCCGACGGTACAAGCACCTTGACATCCGCAACCGTAACGGACAACAAGGTTATCGCCGAGCTTACCAATCAGACGCTTGCCGTTAAGGGTATAGCGGATGCGCAAATCATCATATACAGCGGTTTATCCGAACTTAAGACGCCGCCGTTCAAGCTGAACATTTCGGAGCAGATTATTCCCGACGGCGTTGTAGAGAGTACTGACGAATGGAGCGCACTTGTCACTCTGCTCAATCAGTACAGCATTGATACGCAGCTCGACAGCACGAGCACTCACGCCGTAGAGAACAGAGTTGTTGCTGCGGCACTGGACACGAAGCTTCCCGCGGCTGACGGTTCGGTAACGACTTCAAAAATAGCCGATGAAGCAATTTCCCTTGACAAGCTCGCGGCGGCTGTTGCAGCGCTTATTGAGAGCGCCCTTCAAACGAGCGGCGGCACGATGAGCGGCAATATCGATATGGACGGCAACCGAATCAAGAATCTTCCCGCGCCCGGAGCAAACAACGATCCTGCCCGCAAAAAAGATGTTACCGACTTGTCCGCGCTTTGTGAAAAGCTTGCTAACAAGGTAACGAGCATTGACAGTCAAAGCACCGATGATGAATATCCAAGTGCAAAGTGCGTCAAAGATTTAGCCGATACAATTACTGCGAAGACAATAACAACGATAAGCGATACTCAATATGCGTTAGATTTAGGCGTGGGAGTATATCAGGTTGTTCCCGGCGGTAAAATAAAACTCTATACTGAACAAATTCCATATTCGCAGAGATATGACTTGAACGCTGGCTTCCTTGTTTTTACAAGCAACGGAAACGGCTTTGTGTGCGGCGAAATAAACTCATACAGCAACAGCGGTGACGCAGAGAACTACGATAACAGAATAATCCTCATAACGTATAGTGGAAGCACATTTGAAATAATAGATGTGTTTGAAACACTTTCAGAGAATTTTCAAGCAATCGAGGACAATAAAACTGATGATATTATTGGTTGGGCTTCAAACAGTGAAAAATACCCAAGCACGAAAGGCGTATATGACACTTGTGAATTAAAAACGAATAAAGTCACATCGGTCAGCGGTAATTCTACCGATAATCAGTACCCGTCAGCAAAATGCTTGAATGACCGTCTTGCGCTGAAAGAAGATAAGTCAAATAAGGTTACAAGCATAGACCAACGGTCAACCGATGACCAATATCCTTCCGCGAAATGCGTTTATGACGCTATCGGCGGCAATTACAAGCTTGTACGAGAGATAACTGCGGACGGAACGCAAAACAGTTACACAATAACGATTGATAACGCGCAATCTTGTTATATTGCATGCAGTTTTCCTGTCGGCTCCGCGACTACTAATTTCCGACAAACCTTTTATTGCGGGAGCGTTGCGATTGCTAATTATCTGCATGGTCAGATCAATAATGCGCAGGCTCGTTATCATTCAGCGAGATGTCAGCTTGAGCACGGCTTGTGGTTCATAAGCGGACGAGTTGCGGCGGCTAATGACGGCGATCAGAATTGTATGGCGATGGCACCCTGCCCGCCTAAAACCAAAGCGGACTGCGCATATATCGACAGCATAACAATTCAAGCTGTAACGGCGTCTGTAATGATACCGAGCGGCTCAAAAATATATGTTTATGCTTATTAAAGGAGTGATAGTATGAAAATCAACTGGAAAGAGAGACTTAAGAATAAGGCGTTTGTTGTGACGATGGCAACAATGATAATCGCTTTTGTTTATCAGTTGCTTGCACTGTTCGGTGTTGTACCGCAGAAGTTAATTAAGAAAAGGGAGGATTGAATTATGAAAAAATCAACAAAGAGAGCGTTAAGAACCTTTATTCAGACCTTTGTCGGCTACATAGCCGCCAATCTTGCAATAGCGATTGCAGGCGTTGATATAACAAGTAAGAACGGCGCGAAGATTATAATCGGCACTCTTCTTGTACCCGCCGTTGCGACCGCGGTCGCCAAGGTTATGAATTTAAGCGAGGATGAGGAGGTCGAAGCTGATGAGTAAGACTGTAGTTCTCGACGCGGGGCATTATACGGGCTGTAACCCGTACCCCGCGGCTAAAGGCTATTACGAAGGCAATCAGATGTGGAAGCTCACAAACTACCTTAAGACGGCGCTTGAGCGCTGCGGTATTAAGGTCGTAATGACAAAGGCTTCAATGGCGGCAAACCCCGGACTTCAGACCAGAGGAGCAACCGCCGGACGAAACAGAGCTGATTTGTTTATAAGCATGCACTCAAACGCAGTCAGCAACGCCGTAAACGATAAAGTCACGGGCGTTGAGTGCTATTACAGCATTTTTGACGGTAACGGCAAAGCTTTCGCCGCCAATCTTTGCAACACGGTTGCTTCCGTAATGAACACGGTAAACAGAGGAGCAAAGACCAGGCAGGGCAGCGGACACTGGGATTATTACGGCGTTATCAAGGGTGCTGTTGATTCGGGCTGCAAGGCAGCTTTTCTTTGCGAACACGGCTTTCATACCTCACACAAAGACGCTTCTTTCCTTATTGTTGACGCCAATCTCAAGAAGCTCGCAGAAGCAGAAGCGAAGACTATATGTGAGTGGCTCGGCGTAACATATCAGCCCGAAGTGGCTCCGACACCGGCACCGACCGGCAGCTTCCGTGTGAAGGTTAAGGACAACAATCTTAATATTCGCAAGGGTCCAGGTACCAAGTACGGCATACAAGGGCAGATAACCAACCACGGTATCTATACCATAGTCAAAACTGTCGGCACTCCCGGAAAGGCGGGAAGCTGGGGACTGCTTAAATCGTACAGTACCAAAAAGGACGGCTGGATAAGCCTCAATAAGATATTTGTTGATATCGGGGTGTGAGCGATGAACGAGATAATTGTTGCGGCATTTGCTTTTCTCGGAACGCTTGTCGGTTCGCTCGGCGGTATAGTTGCAAGCGCACGGCTAACTAACTATCGACTTAAACAGCTTGAGGCAAAGGTCGATAAGCATAACAATTTTGCCGAGAGAATTCCCGTTCTCGAGGAACGCATCAAGGTATCGGAGCATCGCATATCTGACCTTGAAGAAGCGGAGAAAAAAGCAGGATAAGACCGCCCGCACCTCTGCGCGGAAATGTAATCTTAACGCGTATGTGTCCCAGCGGCGGACAAGATGAAGGGGAGAGCATAACGCTCTCCCCGGATTTTTACCTTATAATAAAAAGTTACAAATAAACACACTGCATTTTATGTTTGTACAGACCTTTGTACAGACTTTTTTAACATTTTTACAGACTTTTTGCGGTTTTTTGCGACCTTGCAAAAAACAAAAAATGCATAAGCAAAAATCCCGCAAAGCCTTTAACAACGGGCTTTACGGGATTTTTTTAGGTGGTGAGCCATCGGAGAATCGAACTCCGGACACCATGATTAAAAGTCATGTGCTCTGCCAGCTGAGCTAATGGCTCAAATATAAAGCGGATTTTAATCC